GCCAGTGAAGAACTGCTGCTCCATGCTGGCGATGAAGTCGTCCGCGGCGGAATTGCCGCGCTCGATCTCGAAGCTGCCCTCCCATCCTCGGGGCAGCTCGGTGCCGACCTGCGTGCCGTCGAGCCGGCTCACGCGAATCGAATGCGTGAGCTGGCGGCTCTCGAATCCCGTGACATGGTTCAGATCGACACGGCCGGAAGGCCCCATGACGACCAACTGCGTGTCGCGGCCGACGGAAAACGTCGTGAGTGACATGCCGATTGCTCCTTAAGAAGTCTGGCCGCCGGGCAGCGTCTGGCGGGATACCTGGACGGTCTGGCCGCCCTCGATATTGACGATGAATTTTTCGTTGATCGACTGATACTGGACCTGGGCGTCGGACTGGACGTAGCCCAGTCCGGTGCGGCTCGATGGGTTGTTGGAGATATCGCAGATGACGTTGAACGGCAGGGTCCCGTCCGTGCTGCCCAGCAGCCCTTGTGACAGCATGTTCTGCAGGAACGCCATCTGCGTGGCCCGGATCTGGCGGAACAGATCGGCGTTGATGACCTGGCCAACGTAGCTTCCCATGCCGGCGGCCAATGTCGCGGCAATGTAGTTCGTCAGCCTTGTGTAGTTGTCGCCGTTTGTCGCCGCGTCCGAGGAGGAGTTGTGCCCCCCGCGGACACCCCAGTAATATCCGCCCGGCTGGGGGTTCGCGATCACGTCGATGCCGACCCCGAGCAGTACCGCAAGGTCGGCGCTGGAATAGGAATTGTTTTGCCCCGATCCGGGCGTTCCGGACTTTTGGCTGCCGATAATGCCATACAACGGCTTGTTGAGGCTGGATTGCTCGGGAGACAGATTCGCCAGCCTGCCCGCCGCAAAGCCCTGCGGCGAAACCAGTCGTACTGTCGCATTGACCTGGTCCGACCACCATAGCCAGTCGCCGAACATCAGCTTCGCGGCGTAACTATCCAGGCCGGCCTGCTGCTTCACGGCGACGGCGTTCTGTATTGTGTCACCGGCCGGGCCAGTCAGGATCACGTAGATACCCTCCTGCAACCCGAAACCTGCCTGGTCCGTCCAGTGTTGCGGATCGTCCGCGTCGGCCAGCAGCGCGATGCCGCATCCCTGGCCACGCAGCGCGTACATGCCCGTCCGCGGCAGCACGTCGTTGCCCACCAGAAGCGTGACGGTCGCCCCGTTTGCCCCATCGCTGCCGGCATTGCCGCCGCCGAGGGAAAACGAGCATGCGCCCGGGGTTGCCGTCGCCCCGCCGGCGCTTGCCGCCACGAGCTGCGAGGGACCGCGTTGCGGCCCCTGGCCTTGGTTGACCGCGGCCGCAAGCGCAATCCAGAACGTCGCGCCGGTGCCGCCGATATTGTCGTACACCTCCGGCTGCAGCCCCGGCAGCGAGATGGTGAGCCGCCAGGTGTTCGCCTTCGAACCGATGGCGAGCGACAGCGTCACCTGGTTGCCGAGGGAACCGGTGTACAGTGCGGTGAAGGTGACGGTCGTGCCGGGAAACACGGTCTGCGCTGCAGTGTCCGTGCCATCGGTCACGCGGACGCAGCGAAAATCCTGCGCCCCTTGCTGCACGGCGGTTGCGACCTGTGTTCCCATGTCGTATTTGCGAGCCACGACCGGCCCGAAGCTCTGCGCGTAGTCGGCCATGGTCGCGACGATCACAGGCTGGCCGATGGGTCCCCAGCTTGCCGTTCCGACCACCCCGACAACGTTGGTCGGAACGCCGTTCAGAACCAGGCTCTGCGGCGGAACGATCTGGACGTAGAGGTCAGGGACCACAAGAGACGTGGTGTTGATGCTGCCCTGCTGAACGATCGGCATGCTGCTCAGGCCCCCTGCTTTCCGGTCGATACGACGCGGACGACGGCGTGGGCGTGCTCGCCCTTCAGGATTTCGGCAACGCGAGCGGGATCGCTCACGAGATCGCCACGCGCGAAGCCGGCGAACGGCCGCACGACAACCAGATGAATATCCATGGTGGGCTCCGATGTTCAGGCGATGAAGCTTGCGGCGTTGACCAGAAGGTTGCCGAACAGCATGCTTGTTTGCATCTCGGTGAGCGTGGTTGCGTATTCGGCCGAGTACAACAGGTCGCGGCGATAGAGCAGGGCGTCCTGCGATTGGTCGAACACGGTGGTCCCGGCATAGCGGACCCAGGCGTTGGTGCCATCCGCCAGCGGCATGAACCGCATCCCGGCCATCGCCTGGTCGATTGCGGAAGCAGTCGCGTCGCGCGCAGGCGGTGTGGGACACCAGCAGGTGACCCGGAAGATTTGGCGCTGGCGCCGGACTTCCTGCGTTGCCGAGGCGTCGGCCACCACGCGTGCCAGCAAATCGCCCGCACCGGGTATGGTCAGGCTCGACGCTGATTGCTGGACAATGAAGTCCGCACGGACCAGTACGGCGAGGTTCGCTGCGACGAGCGCCGGCGTGTCGCCAGCCTGTGTCCGATACACGTAGCTATGCTGATCCGCCAGCACGCCGGCTAGCTGGCCTGGGTCGGCGGTTCCGCCGAAGTCGATCGTGTTGCCTGCGACGCTCGCCGTCAGCGTCGGCTGCTGCGGCGTTGCCGTCCATTGTTCTGCATAGCGTGTTGTGTTTCGTCCCGCGCCGCCTGAAGGAAACACGGTCACGTTGATGCGGCCAGCGGCCAAATCGGCATCGAGCGCCGCCGGCAGCGGCCAGCCGCGATAGACCCGGCAGTCAGGTCCCGGAACGCTCGGGCTACCGGTTCCGTTCGGATAGAGTGCGCCCGCGATGATCGTGACGAGCGCGTTCTCGACATCGGATTGATCCGCCATCAGTTGGCGGCCTGCTTGGCGGTCACGCGCCAGCCGAGGTCCGTCAGTTCGGCAGCGGAGACCGTGGCGTTCCTGCCCAGATCGTCCGTCAGCAGATCTGCGGGCTGCAATACGACGCCGGGCCAGGCGGGAAGCAGAATCGTCCAGTAGGGAACGGTCGAGTCTCCCGGCAGGTCGGCTTCGGGATGACCCGCGCCCGACGCGCCGAGCACGCTCGCCGGCCAGTTCGTCAGCAGCGGAACGTTCGCACTTGGAACCATGCCCCCATAGCTGTTCACGCCGGCGCTGGTTGGTGCGGGGGGCCGGCTGAAGGATATGACCCGGTTCGTCTGGACACAGAGCACCGGAAGCAGCCGCTGTTGCGCCACGACGAACCATACGTCGCGACCCTGGACCAGATAGTCGCCCGGTCGCGTATAGGCTGCATCGAAAAAGCCGTGCCACAGTGAAGAGCCGTAGCCGACGGGGCGTCCGAAATTCCCGTCGATCCCGCTGAAGGCTGCCGGAAGGCGAAGAAAACGGTTCACCGGGTCGAGCGGCGTGCTCGCGCCCGATGGCCGATACGCGTCGGTCGACGCGCCGATCTTGCGGGCCGCCGTGTTCATCCCCCAGCGGATTCGGTCCTGCAAAGCTGCCGGTTGCATGTCAGACCACCAGGACCAGACCATTGTCGGCCAAAGCGGGGCCTGGCGGCACGCCCAGGAACCCGCACAGGCGGCGGCACCACTCGGTGAACAGCCGCAGCCGGTCGCGCGGTTCATTGGCGTTGCGGGTCCAGACCGCCGCCTGGTCGGTGTCGAGGTTCTCGCCCGACCGGGGAACGGCAAACTCAAGCAACGTCAACGACCCGAGATAGCGCCGCGCGATCGCCAACTCGGAGTCCGATAGGTTGGTCATGCGGAACTCCAGCAGCCCGTAAGCCTGGTAGAAGCGCCAGCTCTGCAGCGAGACCCCGGCCGCACCATAGGCCGGGTACCCGCAGAAGCGCCGGATATCGGTCTTTTCAGCGTCGGTCAGCGGGTTCACAGGAACGACCCGTCGCCGCGGCTGAACAGGACCGTGCCGCTGCCAGTGGTAAGAATTGCTGCGGCGTAGGCGATGAGACTGTTCACCGATAGCATCACGCGGGTGTTCGGCAGCACCGGCATGTCGGCGTTGGTGGCGGCGACCGTCTGGTCTGCTCCGAAACGGACGTAGGCGAGCGAAGTGGCGGTGTTCGTCACCACCACCGATTCGCCGCCGCCCGCCAGCGCGACGTTCGATGACGTCGTGCCGGCGCTGAGAGAAGCCGTTCCGGTGGGACGGAACGGCGTGATGGAACCAATGGCCATGTCTGTTCCGTCCCCCTTCGTCAGCCGATGTGCTCGACCATCACCGCCCGCTTGAAGGCGGCGTTCGTTGCTGTTGGTATGGTGGTGGGATTGGTCGTCGTGTCGGACGGCGTGCAGAACCCGCCGATCCAATACCAGGACTGGGCGATGATCTGTTGCAGCCGGTCGATCGGCTCGCGGGTCACCATGGCGATGCCATCGACCATTGTGACGATCGAGTCCTTCGGCGCCACGTCTTCGTGCGCCATGCCGGCGAAGTCGCCCTCGATCAGCGCGCCCTGGCCACAAATGATCGGCCGCCGGACATTCAGGTTGCTTAGCGTCGGGTGCGGCAGGACAAAGGCCTCCGTGGTCGGAACGAACCGAAGCCCGAGGAAATCATTGGTCATGCCCTGGCGGAACACCTGGTTCGCCGAGCTTGCACCCTGGAACAACTGCTTGAAGTCCGGGTCAGCGAAAAGCTGTCGCGCTGAAACCGGGTCGAGATAGCAGTTGTAAAGTCCCCCGATATCAGGGACGGCATTCAGCCGGAGCTTGGCGACGGCATCCAGGAGGCACGACATGGTGAGCGTATCGCCTGCCGCAAGCTGCAAGGTATTACCACGAGCGGACGGCCTGACGATCACCGACGCGTTCGCCGCCAGCACGGTATTTCCCAACGTGCCGTCGGCGACGGCAACATTGGTCGCGAAGGTGAGGACGCCGGAAACACCATTCGGCGCGGTCGAGACGTTGGTCGTATCGGCCGCCGCGCCCACCAGGGAGTAGGCGTTCGATCCAACAGTCACGGTCAGTGGGTTGGAGCTGCTCACCGCCTGCTGCACGCCGTTAACGAACGCCGTCTGGAACCCGCGAATGTCATCGACCGAGATAGCCGGTCCTGCGGCTGTGAGCGTAACGCGAACCCGGGTATTACCGCCGAAGTAAGAGTTGAACAGAGCGTTGCGCGCCAGCTCGTCGAGGCTCCGTGAAGCCTGCTCGCCGTTGACATAGGCATTCTGTAGAAATTGCGAAGCGATGCCGACGAGATTGGTGACCATGTTCAGGTCGGTGGTCGCGGCGTAATGGTTGATCGTCAGCGTATACTGCTCGACGCCCCAGCCCGCCGGGGTAAGGCCGTTATCGAGGTTCGTGTTGGTGTTAGGCGGCAGTGGCGTCGTGACTGTGGGCTTCAACCCGGCACGGGTCTTGGTGAGGGTCTCGCCGATGCCTGCCGGAATTTGTTCGCGATCGGCGCAGGCGCGATAGCCGATCCGCGAGCGTAGCGCCTGCTGGAACTCCCGCTGCAGGAATCCTTGCTGGATGATCGGCTGCAAGGCTGCGGGAAAATTCTGGATGCCCATTCAACGATTCCTTGATATGGCGTGTGATTGTTCGAACGTGCGGCGTTCAGGGTCGGTGTTTGAGCAAGGCGGCTCGGGCGGTGCGGTATTCGTCGTCGGTCATTTCCGTGGCCAGCTTTTGACGCGGCGGTTGCGCTGGAGGCGGCGTGGCGTGGCTGGAAGACGATTTGCCGCCGAACAGCCAGGGCTTGGCGCGTTTCAACCTGGTCATCAGCTCCGCCGCGCCTTCGACCTCGCCGCTGGGCAGCAGCTTCAAGTCCGCTGCGTCGATCAGCTTCAGGCCATCGAGGTCGACCATGCCGGCATGCAACGCCTCGGCTTTCAGCTCGGCGCGAATGAGGCGTGCGTCCGCCTGCTGCGTCACCTCGCTCAGCCGGCGTTCGAGCGCCTCCGCGTGCTCGCGCAGCTCGGCGATGGGGTCCGTGGACTGGTCGGTCGATTGGGCAGTGTCTGACATCAGTTCTTCCTGGTGGTCTTGCGATTGGCGGCGATGCGCGCCAGCTCTTGCGACACGTCCTCGATGTCGTACGTGTCGGCGATGGCCTTCACCGCCGACTCCCGGCTGATCTGGCCGGCGTTGGCGAGCGTACTCAGCGTTTGCGCATCGCGCTGGCGATCTTCCGCGGTCGGCGGGTACCATCGCGGCCATTTCAGGGACAGCCGAGAGTGGGGATCGAGCCGCGGGACGTCGCGTCCCATGACCCGGAGCCGGAAGACCTGAGAGGCGCGCAGAACCATATGCGCGAGTGCCAGCAGCGCGCCCTCGCCGTAACTCGTCCGAAGATTGTCGGCGAGCCAGATGAGTCCTTGGTTCATCAATTCCAGCGCGCGGCCGGATTGCGCCGCGGTCAGCCGGTCAGCGCTGGCACGGTTGCCGTGAACGCTCTCCAGCGCCAGCTCCCGCAAGGTGCGCACATAGTCGATCACGGCGGCGGATGCGGTGCCACCGATCTCCAGCAGCTTTGCGTCCCCCTTTTCACTGACGACCAGAGCATTGCCCGCGCCCTTCACGACTTCGCTGTCGGTCGTCGCAGGTTCCTTGATAAGCAGGGTGGGATCGCTGCTGTATTTCAGTCCGCGCCCGGCCTGGCTGAGCTGGTAGTCGATTTCGATCTGCGTCTCGATGGCGGCGCGGAAGGTGCAGGCGCCGTCGCTCTCGTCGCCGGTTGCCGACGGTCCGGGCAGGTTCTTGATCCAGACGATCGGGACAAAGCCCAGCCCGTGCCTAACTGACCGCGCCTCGTCGATCAGTGGCGACTCGTCGCTGTCGGTGGCAGTCGGGAGGAACCAGGTCTCTGCCTGCTGGTCCCATGTCCGCGTGAACCAATAGTCCGCGGCGGGATCATCGATGTCGTAACCGTTCGTGGCCAGGAGACTGCCTGGAACCTTGTAGCGTTCGGTGACGCCGGCGAGGGTATCCGGCTCGTTCGGGTTCCAGGATGGCTGCAGGAACAGCGTGTCTAGGACATTGAAGAACACCCGCCCGCGCAGAACCCGCATCAGCACCGCCACCGAGCCGATCGAGCCGCGAATCGCCGCATCCGTCATGATCAGGTTGAGCCGGCTCTCCTTCACCAGATCGGCGAAGACATCGCGCACCGTGTGGTCGGCGCAGTCTATGGTCGGAAAGTGACCCTCGCTGAACAGCAGCGACACACTGTCCTCGACGACGACGCGAGACAGGGCGTACCGCACGCTCGGACGACGGTTGCGCAGCGGGATGTACTCGCCGCCCGCGCCTCGTTCCTCATGAAACTGGTAGGGCAGCACGTCGTAGAAGCGCCCGTCCAGGACACGCCGCAGGATGTCCAGCGTTCGCGTGCGCGGCGCATAGTCAGGGTCGCGCGGCGTCAGGTCGAGTATCGTTTCGAACATCTTGTGCCTTTTTGGTCGGCGTTGCTATCGGGCGAGCAGCGGCACGTTAAGACGCCGCGCGGGACGGCCAAGCTCGGTCACCATCGCGAAGGCGCGCGACAACGCATCGACCTGATCGTCCTTGCGGCCGTAAGGGAAGTCGCGAAGTTCTTCCAGAAACGCGTCGGTCCAGGCGGACCGGACCAGTGCAACGTTTCCCGCCTCGATCTGCGAGGCCACCGGCATGGCGCGCGTCAGCTTGGCGCCGGTCTCGCGCGATGCGGTGATCCGATAGCCGGTGAGCAAAGTCGCCAGATAGGACACCTGGCTTTTTCCCGCCTGGCCGGGATCTTCCGGTAGCCCGATCGTCACGTTCGTGCCGTCGGCGCGTGCGGCCGCCACGATGGCAGCCTCCACCTCGCGTGGTGTGCCGCGCAGACGGGACACGTCGAGTACCGTGTATCGTCCGGAGGCGTCTCGCAGCAGCTTGACCCCGGCCGTCCAGTCCGGGTCGTTGCCGCCGGACGCCTGCGTGGCCGCAAGGTCCCAGGCGCGCACAACGACCCCGCTGGCAGGCGGGGGCGGAGCGTCCACAAATTCCAGCCGCGGCACCTTGAACAGGCCGCCTTCCAGCGGCTTTGGCGCCTGCTGGAACAACGCGGACCACGCGCGTTCGCCGATCGAGCCGCGCTTGCGGTTTAGCTCGGCGGCGCTCTCCCAATCAGGCCAGAGCGGTGCTCCTGGGGCGCGTCCAAGCGGATCGTCGGCTTCGGCAAGCGCCGGCAGCCGCAATACGCGCCACTGGTCGCGCTGTTGGGCGAGGAGGCGCCCGCCCAGATCGTCCTCGTGCCAGCGCGTCATGATCAGCAGGACCCTGGCGCCCGGTTTCAGCCGGGTGCTGAGATCGGACCGGTACCAGCCCCAGACGTGATCCCGGAAGCCGGGATTGTCAGCCTCGGCCTGGGACTTGATCGGGTCGTCGATGATCGCAAGGTCCGCGCGATGCCCGATGATGGGGCCGCGGATGCCGGCCGCGAGATACACGCCGCGACACGAAGTCTGCCAACGTCCCGCGGACCGCTTGTCGGGCACCAGCTCGTACCCCAGGCGTGGGCCGTGCTCCAGGACCAGGTTCCGCACCTGACGGCCGAAGTGCTCCGCCAGGTCGGCCGTGTGCGACGTCGCGATGATCGATGAACGAGGATGCTGTGTGAACCACCAGGCCGGGAACAGCACCGAGGCGTAGGTCGATTTTGCCGATCCAGGCGGCATCAGGACCATCAGGCGATCGGTCTCGCCGTGGCTGAGGCTTTCCAGCTCCTTGATCAGCAGCCGATGGTGTGCCGCCGGTGCCTGGCCGGCGGCAGCAAGTGCAACAGCCGCCCACTCAGTCAGGCTGCTGCGGATCGTCTGACGTTGGGCGCTCTCGCCTTCGAGCCTCTGCCAATTGGAGAGAGAGCTCGGCATCACTCAGACGGTCCACTTCCAGGGAAGTCGGGTTGGCGGCCGAAGCGGGACGTTGACGCGAATGCATGTAGGGCGCGGCGACCTTCGCGATGGCCACCGCGCCCTCATGGTCGCCAGCGTCCCACTTGTCCCGCATCACTTGGAGCAGGATCGCGAGAGGCGTCAAAGGGGATTGCTGTGTCATCGGGGGAGGAAAGCGGGGAGAACCGTCCCGCCTCGTATGCATCCCGCCATCATGCCGTAATTCATACGATTTTTTGGGGCAGGTGGGCAAGCCTTTTTTCCTATCGGGCACCGTTTTTCCCAGCATGCACTGGCGTGCACCGAACGTCAGGCGGGATTCCAAACCTACCGGCCCTGCCTGTCTTAACGCGGCCGTAACCAGCCTGCGCACTGACTTGCGCCATGCCCGGGCCAAAAAGCTTCGTGTGGGAGGGAAAAGCGATGAGCTTCATGGAAAACGAGATCGCGGCACCGATCGCCGTGATGAGCGACGGCCATGCGGCTGCACGGCCCAGCCAGGCGCTCGTTCTCGTTCTGGAGGACGGATCGCTCGTGTCTTCCGCCCTGGAAGAGGTCTGCGAGTTCCTGGACATCTCGGCCGAGCGTGTCGGGAGCGACCTGGACCTGGCCTGCGTCTTGAGGGATTTTCGGCCGATGGCCTTGATTGCCGAGTTCGATCGCCGTGGCCAGGACGGCTGCCACGTGTTGATGACGGTCGCGGATTACGACCGGAGCCTCCCGGTCCTGCTGCTCACCGGCGGCGACCCGGTGATCGAGGGCGCCGCGGACGCCGTGGAGGAACTTTGGGAGCTGACAGCGGTGACCAAATGCGCCGAGGTCGGCGGTATCGGCCAAATGGTCAACTTTCTTCTTCGCGCCGGGCGGCTTGCCGGCGGGTGA